AGCGCCACGACTTGCGTCTCGATACGGCCCTTGGCCTCGACCAATCGGTCTTCGTCAGTCTTCAAGTACCGCTGCTCAAGCTCTTGCGCGCGGCTTTGGACCTGCTTGGCGTACTCTAAAGCCGCCTGCTCGCGGCGTTGCGTCTCGCGTAGACGAGCGGTTAGCTTATCGGTGCGCTTTGTAACGTTATCGCTGTACTGATCCAGCTCACGTTCCTGACCCGAGGCTGCCGGTTTCTCCTCGACGGTCTCCTCTACCAGCTCGGCCTTGCCCTCCTCGTCAACCTGCACGGTTGCGGGCTGCTCCTCCTCGCCTACCTTGTATTCCAATTGATCATCCGTCATTTGAACTCTCCGTTACCACATGTGAAGGACGTCTTCGGGGTCGGAAACAATCCCGAGCACCTCGTCGTCGTTAATCAAACGAATCTCACCCCCGTCGATCGGGATCCGCGCACCGGCATAGCGGCCGAAGATGATCCAATCGCCTTCCTTGCACCACGCTCCCGTAGGGAACTTGCCCTCATCGGCGTAGGCAATTGGGCCCATCTTGAGAACGTAGCCACACACCGTCGAAACCTGCTGCTTTCGCTGGGTTTCTTCTGCCAGTGCAATACCGCCCTTGGTCTTCTCCGCACCGCGATACGGGAGGATGGCAATGCGCCAGCCCGTCGGCGTTGGGATACGACCTAAAACAGATTGATCCAGCTTCTCGGGCTTTAGCCCTTCTGCGGTGTAGGCATCATCCAAAGATGGAACTTTGGTGGCTTCTTCTTGCTTCCACTTCTCTTCCAAAGCGGTAAGCTTCTTTGCTTGCGTGGTCATAAGTCTCCTGTGGGGTTAAAACTAGTCTTCCGTACGCGCCTTTAGCAGCTCTTTCACGGTCGCTTCCACCAGCTTTAACCCCTCGAGCCGTCCCATCATGAAGCGATAACGCTCCATGTCGGCAATGGTGCCGTTCAGGACGATCTCTTCAGAGCTCTCACGGAGCTTTCTGATTTCTCGTAGTACTGCTTCTGCAAATTCAAGCATGGTGAGGTTCCATGAAAAGCAGGGAACTCCGCGCGTCCCCTGAAGCGCATCAAATCAATAAATCTTAACGGGCCGATTGCCATCCTTTTTCTTAACGATACGAACAGGGCCCATCGCGCCGCCCTTGCTCTTCTTCCGCGACTTACCTGCCTTGGAATAAGCAATCGCCGCCGCCTGCTTTACCGCAGCGGCCTTACTTTTTGGCTTGCTTGTGCCAATGCGCCCTTTTTCCTTGTATGTCCCGACAAGCTCGCCGATGTTTCGGCTAATTGTCTTTTGACTCGACCCCTTCTTAAGCGGCATTTCGTCCTCCGCGCTGCATTTGGAGTTGTAACTTGGCCTGATCGATCTGCGTTGACTGTTCCAGCTTCTGACGGTCGAGCTGCAACTTCTGTTGATTGAGCTGAATCTTCGCCTGCTCGGCTGCGGCCTTCTGCTCGATCTCTTTTTCCTTCAAGGCGACCAGTGGGTCCTCTCCACCGCCCGCGGTGCCTGCAATTTGATCCTGCAAGGTACGCACTTCCTGTAGATACTGCGCAACCTTGATAGCAACCATGCCTTCCTTCTGGATCATCGACACCATTCGATCGGGATCCGTTCCGTACATCTTGAAAAGATCGGCCTCGACGTCTTCTTCCGCTTTCAATCGAACATGCTCAAACACATGCTGCTGAAGTGTCATCGCGGCCATCGGATTAGACTGAAGAATCGGCGAAAGCCCCATCATCAAGTGCGCGGCAATGTGCGCATCGTGCTGCTGGCCCGCAAAAGCCTTGAGCTGCATGCCATTAAGCACCGACGAGTTCTCCGTCGCCGGATCTTTCGGCATCTGCGTATGCTGCGGCAACAAAATCCCGTCAATGTCGCGAACATTCAACGCCGCATACACGCGATAGTACGCTTCGTACATGTTGTGCATCTGCGGGGCGCTTTGAGCAAGCTGCAACTGCATCTGCGCAAGCTGAATACGCTGTGCGGTGCTGAAAATGTTGGGATCGGCGACCGGAAGCACCGATACCGTGTTGTTAAAGTCCGCGCGTTTGACCTTTCGACTCGCGCCGGGTACTTCGTACGGATATTCGTCCGGCAAGTACTCCCCAAACCCTTCAAACAACAGCCGAAACTCCATCGACTGCGCGTAATGCAGGCGTTTGTGGATCGCCGACATGACCATCGAGCCACGTTCCAACAACGCAAGCGTCGTACCGACCTGCGCGTACTGATTTCCGTCGCCCACCTGCATATCAGCGGTGCTGGAGAGGCGTTTGCCCGCGTCAACGAGGAACCCGAGCAGCGCAAACAGGACTTGGCTCGGCTCTTTGTACGGAAGCGGCAGTAATGACGCAGAAAGTTCCGCGCCTCCCGCGTCAATATCGCGCCACTCGCCCGGTTGGATCGGATCCGAGTCGTCCGCAATGCGTGCGCCCTTGGCTTTAAAGCCCGCAGGCAGGTTTGCTAGCGTTCCCGCGTCGATAAGCTGCCGTAAAGCGCTGGTTGCAGCCTTGGAAAGGCTGCCAACGAGGTGAACAAAGCCCAAACCGTACGCGCCAGGCCCTTCGACGAGCACATAATGCACGTAATAGTTGCGACGACGCTTTAATTCGTCGTCTTCTTTCCAGTTTCGGCGGATTCCAATGACCGTGAGCGTGTCTTCGGCCAATGTGACGACGTACGGAAGCTTAATTCCCGTCGGATTGCCTTTTTCGTCGACGTCCTCGAAGCCGGGGATGTCCAAATCCACCAACATTTCGAGCAAAAACACCTCGCCAGCGCTGTCCGTCGGCTGTACACCCACCACTTTGTCGATCGCAGCCTGAATTTGGCTCGGATCCGCGGGCGTTGGCTCTAAATCAACCTGAATATCGAGGTATTCACCAGCTAAAACACGCTTGCGGTACTCGTTTGAGTCCATCGCAATGCGATGAGTCAGCCGCGGACACTGCGAAACGACACTCGAACCGTTGTAGGGGATGTAAACATCGTCGGCCAAACACAGTCTTGAGACCATTCGGCCCTGTTGCGCGTCGTAATAGACCTTCTTGAACGTCGAACCACCGTATCCTGTGTAATACAGAAGCTGATCGAACTCCGGTGTGTACTCTTCCATCACCGTCGTGATCTGATAATTCATGAAATCCTGCACGCGAGCGGCTTGCTGGAACTTGTCCACCGTCTCTTTGCCCAGAATTTGCGTGCGAACAGGACCTCCCGCGGGCATCAGCTCACGAAACGCCTGCGCTTGGAACTGAATGATCGCCTCTTGCAGCATCGGATGGGTCGCACCCGCTGCTCCACGGAAGGGCTTGGTGCGCTCTTCCATGCGCAACCCCAGCAGATCCAGCCCCTTGGCATACATCTGCTCCCAATCCGATCGCGATCCCTTGTCCGCCTCGAACATGGCCGATACGTCCAAGGCAATCATAGCCAAGGCTTCCGGCTCAATGACCTCGGCTAAGTTGGCGTAGAAGTCAACTTCCTTAGCGTCGTCCTCGCCGATCTCAATCGTCGCACCGCCTTCCTCGTCCAGAACGATCTCAATGTCTGGGGACTCTTCAGCCGCACCTTCGGCAATGACAACAATGCCAGCTTCGGGGGCTTGGTTAAGTGCTTTATCAATTGGCATGTTGATATCCTAACGTGCTGCCAGCGCGGATGCCACTATTAGCGCTTTTTTCCCAACTTCTTGGCAATAAACTCGTCATGGCCCTTGGTCACGCTTCCGCCATTGCTCTTTTTAACAGGCTCCTTTAGCTTCCCAACGAAGTTCAAGAAAGGGAGACGCGCCCTAGCTTGAATCATGTCATAAGGAAGATCCTCTGTACGGGTAATTGTTTTGTTGGCTTCGGCGTTGCGAGCAACAAGGCTCTTGTTAGCCAACATGTTTTTAATGTCCGACAGTATAGCGGCAGAAATCGGGATGTCTTCTCTTCTTAGTGCATCGTCCGCAAGGTCCCTTTTGTCGAGCTTTTCCAGGACATAGTCTTCCATGTCCTTTAGCGTAAGCCCGCGTGCGATTCCAATTTGCTCCTCATAAGGAAGCTTTCGGAAGTCCGGGGATTCTAGTATCAATTTTATGTACAGGTCTTTTAAGTTGGCTCTGTACGCAGGTAAGGAGGTCGATCCGTACATAAAGTCGTAGAACCGATTAGCCGTTTCGTCATTGACACGCTCGTGACGGAACTCATGTGCCCAGATCTTTGGATTGGCTTGTTTGCCCAATGCAAATATGCGCTTCTCGTCAGGCAATGCCGCGATTTGCGCCTCCAGCCCCGGGCCCCTAACGTTTTTTCTAAGATTTTCCTTAATCCGCTCTGGTGGGTTGCGAAGGCCATAGTTCATGCCTCGGTATGCAGAATACAAGTTTTGTTCTGGCGTTCCAAGCAACTCGGATTGTGCGATTAGTTCTGGCGACACAAGATCTTGGTACCGCCCGCCAATCTTTGATCGAATCAACGCCTCAAACTCCGGGGACCCCGGCGCACGGCCCTTGAGCT